CGATAGCTGTCTGATCGGCCTTTGCGCTCATAGCCGTATTTAAGCATGATGTCGGATATGGTGTGACGCTGGTTGAACACGTCAATTGGGTCATCGCCATCGTATTTGCTGCGATTATCCTCTCGCTGCTGTGCGCGAAGTGACCGCTCTGCTGCGGCTCTTTCTGCTGCGATGGCTTCATTCTTGCGGCGAAACTCCAAGTTTGCCCAGATCGTGCTTTCGGCTGGGATCAGCAGGCCACCGCCTCTGTGGCGCACACCGTGGTAAAAGCTCGGCGTGCCAAACTCATCTCTGCGCGCTGGCGGCACGTTGGGAAGATAGATTGGTTGCCCACAGCGAGATAACGCAGAATCAGAAATTATACCCTCTCGCTGCATTAGGTCAAAGAACGCCAGCTGTGCGTCAGCGTAATCTTCACCACTGATTGCCTCGGCCAAGGGAATAAGCACGCGCCACTTGCGGTTGTCTTCGCTGGCCCCGGATGACGAATAGATAAGTGCGGATGCGTCGCCTGTGACCGTGGAAACGGCTGTGCGCAGCTCGGTGAGCGACGGATCACCTTCGTCCACATCTAGGGCGAGCATCCAGTATTCTCCATGCTCGCGTTGGATGGCGTGATTTCTGCCATCGTGATCGCGATACGTTGATGGAATAATAAACGAAGCATCGGCCTTTTCCTTAGCCTGCGGCTCGCTGACAAGTTCAGCTAATTTAGCTAATGTAATGCCGTCATACTCTGCGTATTTTTGGTTAATCTTTGTATCAAGCGCGCCGTGCGCTAACAGCAGCTGCTGCTTGCCAACTTCGCTCGTTTTTGTTAGTCTATTCATGTTCGGACCCTTTCCACCAATCACCGGACTTTTTTCCTAGTACCCCCTGCCAGCGTCCCAACTGGCAGGGGTTTTCTTTTACCTAGAATGGGATTTCATCGTCTCCCAAGGCATCGGCCATTTCCTGCGCTGGTGACGCTGCTTGCGCAACGGCTGGGCCAAAGTCATCCAAAGATGCGTCAACGCCGCCAGCCATCGTCGTTGGCACCGTATCAAAGTCATCTAGGCCACCGCCCCCATACACTGCGTGAGTGACCTGCACGGTGTCAATCAGTAGCGAAATGCCACCTTTGCCTTCTGGATCGGTTACGGGATACGCAGTGACCTTCAGGTTGCCCTTTGAGCCACCCCAGAAAGCCACATCGGCCAGCGGTTGCTTTGAGCCGTCGATGACGCGAGGCTTTTCGTTGAGTGCGCCTTGACCGTTCACACCGTTGCGCTTGGCGCGGAACTCATAGTTGCCGTTCTCCAGCTTTTTCATGCCAAACACCTTGCTGAATGGTGACTTGGTTTGGCATGTCTCATAGTGGGCTTTTAGCTCGGCGTGGAGCTTACCAGCTTCATCCTTGCTCATTTCCCATCCGATTGAGTATGAAGCGCCGGAGGCTGTTGGCGCGCATTCCTCGGACTTCTTTTCCGAGGTGTTGAAGCGATAGGTCGCGTTGAGGCGAGGGTATTTGAACTCGACGTTGCGGACCATTACGCTTTTGAAGTCAGTTTTAGCCATAGTATTTTCTCCTAGTTAAATGTCGGCTTGTAGCCATCGTGGCAGATCAATCACGTTTGTGAAGTCTGACCAACCAGTGTCCCATTTTTGACTTTGGTTGGCTTTTGCAATCTTGTCGAGGGTCAGGTGCATTTGCTGCGTACCCCATTCAAGATATTCGGGTGATAGAATGTTGGTTGATACAGCATATGGAGCTGCCTTTTCAACATTCACGAAGACAAATTGGTTGGCCTCATAGCCAGCCAGGTTCAAGCAGTAGATATAGAACGCCGCTTGGATGGCGTAGTTATATGCTTGCATGTCCTTTGCCACGCCGCGTGGGCTGGCATCCTGACAGGTTTTGAGGTCATAGATGACGCCTTTTGCGTCCCAGTAGCTATCGGGCCTGCATTTGAGCTGCAATCCGCTCACTGGGTCTGTAGTGAAAAAGCTCGCCTCATTGACCGTTGTTGGGCCTGCCATGCGCTGACCTGCTGGATGGAAAAGCACGCTGTGTGCCATCTCCTGCGCCAGATCATAGTCGCCGCAAGTCAACAGGGTTTTACCTTCTGCCTGCGCCTGTTCGTGCAGTTCTGACCATGCTTTGCCTCGGCGGGTTTCTGGTCCGCGTATGACATCGGCGCCGTCTTCAAGCACCATTGAGTGACAGCAAGTGCCAAGATCGAAAGCCACGCTGGATTTGTAGACTTTGGTTTTCCAGTGTGCCAGCGACTTGCTGTAGACCAGCTTTACATCAGAAGAACTGATGTAGTCCTCTTTGGCGTGATATTCGGCATTGGTTAGGTCTGTTCTCACCATTTTACCACCTCAACATCTTTTCCATCGGTCTCTTCCTTATTCAAGATTTCAATCCTGATTGCCGGGCGGCATACCATAGCCTCTGAAGTGAGCTTAATTCGTCCTGCGCCATAGCCCAGCCCTTGCCATGACCCAGATCAACCTCCTGCGCCTTATTCATAAACGTGGCCTGTGAGGCGTAGCCAACTACGTTAAGTTTATTAGGCTCAATCTGGCAGACAAGCACAGCGCAATCCGCTTTGAACGCCTCCTTGCGCTTAAACAGTAACCTGCCGCTCTTATGAAATGTGGCTTTTACGTCCACAGAAATATCGTCTAGCCAGAGGTCACACCCATCGTCCACGCCAATCGCGTGCTGATGCGGAATGTTGAACACCTTGGACACGGCGACTTCAGCCTTAACGCCCAGCAAATCCAAATCTGCGTCAGACCTGCTTTTATCCTTGCGCTGATTAACAACGCCAGACACCCTAGCAAGCTGCCAGCGCATAGCCGCAGCTTGCTTACATTGCGACATCTCTTTCGGTGATAATTGGATTAGCATCCGAATTTCTCCCTAGCAATAAAGCAGAAAGTCTCGAAATCGACCTCCACTGTGTAATCGTGATCGCAATCAGTCAACGCAGCCAGCGGGATCACACATCGCATTGGCTTGCGGTCGTATTTGTAAATCAAGCACGGCATCTTTCCGTCAAGATCGGCGGCACCCGAAGCCTGATCCCACCATGCAGGCGCACCGCCTATGGGGCCGTCCTTGTAGCGTTTAAGCTCAAGCGTGAACGGAAATGCTGGATCGTCTGAGATCAAGTCAGCATGGCCTGCCGTCCTATATTGCTCTAGGTTGCGCTTGAAGCCGATGCCCAGCTCATCGCGCAGCATGTTGGCAACTTCCCGCTCAAATGATGCGCCCTTGTTGCGCCCGTTGACCATCAGTCAGCTCGCGGCTGTTCGGCGTAAATCCCTACGTTGGCCGCAGCGTTAATAGCTGCCGACCGAATAAACGTGGCCAGCGCCATGCCAGCACGCTCTGCGGCCAGTGTCAGCGCCTCATGCTGGGCTTCAGTTAAGACCACTCTACTTTCTTTCTTCATGTCACCCTCCAAGGTTAATTTGATAGGACGTTACATCCTAAAAAAAGTTTATGCAAGTGCATCTTTAGTATTTACATAGGATGATTTGCGGATTAATGTGATTGTATAGCCGAGGCAATCCCGCCAACGCACGCCAATATGGAGGGCATCGACATGATCGAGTTTACAGTTTCAACATTCAACGGTTTGACTATCAAAGGTATCGGATACACAATTTCCGAAGCCAAAGCTGAAGCCCGTCAAAAGTGTGAAGCGATGGGAACTTTGCCAAAGCACATTGTGAGCATTTTGGAAATCTAATCAACACGGGGAGCTTCGGCTCCCCACCAGCACAAGGAAAACGAAAAATGAAACATAAACTTGAAATCGCTGGCGAGATCGTCTTCATCATCGCCCTCTTTGCAATCCCATTACTTATCAAAGGAACAATGTAATGCACACTAAATCAATCATCGTAACCAACGTCCACTTTCACGGCTTTGCGTTTGCTTATGACCCAGACACCACTGAGGGCGTTTTTATTCCAGCAGGCGTAATCGAGGGCCACACAATCAACGCTGGCGATAGCATCAATGCAGTCTTGATTCCCAATTACTCTGACAAGGCCAGCTCGACGCCTTGGATGGCGATCAAGATTGAAAACGGTGTTAAGTTCCCGCAGCCTGAGACCACCGCAGAGGTCATTGAGCTGCCAGAGTCAGAGCCGGAGCCATTGTCACCTCAGAAGCTCGACAAGGCTGTCTTTACCTACATTGGTGAGACGAAATACTGCACCACCGCCGAGATTGCTGACTATCTTAACATTGACAGCAAAACCGCAGGTAACTCGGCCCAGCGCAATTTTACCGCCGGACGCATTGCCAAGGCTGCTGTCTATAACCGCGTCGGCCTGACCAAACCCAACTTTATTCTGTGGGCCATGAACGCCTCTGACTTTGTGGACACTTCATATGAATAATTTGATTAAATGCCCTGAATGCAGCGGCGAAGGCACCGTTGAACGTGAAGTCTGGGTCGCCCAGAGCGCAACCTGGCATGGCGACTTTGGATGCGAGATTGAAACTTGCGATAATTGCAATGGTGACGGTAAGATTGAACCGTTGGAGGAAGACGAATGAGCAACGCAGAAAAATTAACCGATCAGGTAATCAAATGCGCCGAGATGGATATGTCGCAAATTGAAATCGCAGACTTTCTGCGTGTCACGCCTGGTACGATCAGCCGGATCACCAGCAAACTTAACATCAAACTGAAAAGGAAACGTCGTGAATATGGACCTCATAATGCAATATATAAAACGGCTAGAAAGAGTGAACTCAATCCTGCTGTCGGAACCGAAGACAGCCATGAGGCCAGCGTTGCAGCAGAGGCTGCAAGAGCAAAGCGCGCTGCTAGAGAAGCTAAGGTTCGCGATCAGCGATCTGCCGAAGCCAGACTGAAGGCCAGCCTTGATGGTGTGACGAACAAGCATGAACGCTATGAGATCACTTACGGCCACTGCCTGCTTGAGTTTGAGAAGTTGCAGCACAAGCTGGGCAACCGTGAACCATTGCCATCCATGCAGGCTCGCAAGTCAACCATGCACCCCAGCGCCGTTGAGCTGGCCGAGAGACGCCGCCAGCACGGCATAGAGCAGGGTGAGCATCTTTTCCGCATGTTGCGTTATGACCAGCGCATTACGGCCTCTGAGGGCGCTGGTATGCTCGGTGACAGCATTGCGCGCACCTCAAGCTATCTCAACAACATGGCGGAGGCTGGCAAGCTGTACCGAGTGCGCGATTTTGTTAAGGTTCCTGGCTACACTAAGCCGCAGTGGCGCTGGGTGTTCAGCAAGCAGCCGATCAAGGCGCTGTCGAATAAGTTTGAGGAGGATGTGTGATGAGAACGCGCCCGAGGCAATTGGAGGTGGTTAGAGTGGCGTTGGCCAAGGCATATGTGGATAATTACAAAATGAACAAGGGTTGTAGTCGTTGTGGATTTAATGAGCATCCAGTTGCACTTGAATTTAACCACATTGATCCGTCCCAAAAAGTCAAAACTGTGTCTCAGCTTGTTAAAAAGGGGGTAATAAAGAACATAAAGGCTGAGATCGAAAGGTGTCATATTTTATGTTCAAATTGTCACCGAATCCATACTTACGCTAATAAGCATCACATGAAATTATCGGAGAGTTTAGATGAATGACGAAGAGGTAGAGCGTAAAATTCACATCGCAGGTCTGATCGGAGCCATCTTTGGCTTTGCAAGCGGCGCTGGCTTAATGATGCTGGTCGGGATTATATTTTGAAGTCGTGCAGGGTGGCCGTTGAGATTAAAAAGGTGGCGCTTTTTGGTAGCAACGTCATCCGAGGTAAACAACCACCATTCCCGTGGTGAGTCGATTTTACTTGTGATGATAGCCACCCTGCTCAGACTTTGTAATCAAACCAGAACACAGTCACAAGCGGTTATTTGAAGCTGTCGAATGTTTTTTGCATTGACTGCTCTTCATCCATAAATTCCTTTGGCGAAATGTATGTTGTCACCGAAGTCAGCTCATCGCCCCGGCGGAAGACCACAGCGCCCAAATCAATTGCCACAAACGCAAACACGTCTGACACGCCTACGTTCTTCTTGGGTGTGTGGAATGCGTATCTATTGGTGGTCTTGTGCGTCTTGCTTGCGGTCTTCACCTGCAAGGTCAGCGTCTGTGTATCCGTTTGTATATACGCATCGTGGTCTTTGATTTGGCAGAGCGTGCAAGAGTAACCAGCGAGCGACAAGTAGGCGAGAGCTAAATGCTCTCCGGCCCTACCCACCGATGCACTGGCCTTCTGATCTTGCCTGGCCACTTAGCTAACCGGACTAAGTTAAAAGCCAAGTGTGGATTTTCTTGCTCTGGTTGCTTCGATCATCCAGCCCGTGATAGCCGCCGTTCACCTTGCGCGTGATGCGCTTGATGGCGTCATCCGTTACGCCCTCGTCGGCAATGGCAAACAATCCATTCTTATTGAAGAACCACAGCGCAGTCTCGAAGGCATATTCGTCAGCCACCAAGTCTGGATCGGTCATAACCTTTGGCACACCCATGTCAGACGCAAACGAGCGATAATTATTGCGCCCTGTCAACTGAAGAAATCCTCGACCGATGTACAGGCTGGCTTGTGCTTCATTTTCGTTCCCCATGCGGCCAGCGTAGACCTTGCCAGCAAGCCCAGCCGGGTTTCGTGCATACGGCTCCGCATCCTCAACGGTTGGAAAGCGAGATGGCCAGACAGCTTGGATGCGTTCTGGCGTGCTGTAATACAGGCTCTCACGGGTGCGCTTGAAGCCTCCGCTTTCGTGCGATGCCTGACCCATCAAGTGAGCGCCACGCGCCGGGGATAGGTTGAAGTGTTTTGCGATTGCTCTCGCAGTATTCGGACCAAACTCGCCATCAGCTTTTGCGCCGATTTTAGCTTGGAGCGTTGCCATTGCCTTGCTCATTTCGTTAGCCCCTGTTTCTTTTCGTAGCTGCGGAGACCGCCCAAGCCGAGCATCCCCATCATAACGGTCATCAAGCTGCCCATGTCAAATGTAGGCAGCTCCGGTATCTCGACCCCGGCAACGGTAACGCCGAAGACGATCAATGGCTGTAGGACAAAGTGGTATGCAAACGCAGCGCCGCAAACCCATCCGATAAACGGACGCCAACCACCCTTAAATACCGATCCACTGGCCGCTTCAGCCTTGTTGACCTCGATCTGCGCAAGCATGGCTTCCTGAGCGTGCTTGTCGGCCATTGTGCTTAATTCATGCGCCAGCCGTGCGGCCTGGTCTTTGTCTTGGATGAACTTGCCTGCCAACTCGGTGGCTGGCGCTATCAGATCGCTGAGAAAGCTCATTGTCTCACCTCATACTCGACTTTTGAGCTTGAACCAGTGTTGGTCACGCTCGTTTTGCTTTCCTTACCCATCCAGATGGAAAAGGCTGCCGTGAAAGTACCAGTGACCACTGAGATCAGTCCTGCCTGACTTACTGACAAGTCTGGCTGACCCATTGCCCATTCTAAACAGCGTATATACATAACTGTTGTGACGAACATCATCAGTCGCGGCAGAACCTTCCAATTATCAAGTATCGTGTGTGCCATTACCATTTCCCCTGTTGTTTCCCGATTAGCCACAGCGTAGCCGCAAGCCCAGCCACACCAGCCAGAACGATAACACCGCCGACGATCCACAAGATAAGTGCTTCTTTTATCTCAGCCTTGCGATATGCGGTCTTTTTGCGCTGCGCCCTGATCTTGCGGAGCGTATCCTTGTATTCTTCCAAACCTTTCGGGCCGTGCTGAAACATGATGATTGTTTCAATCTCTTTTTTCATGGCTTGAAGGCGCTTTTGCGCAGAGAAAGCATCTATCGCAGCCTGTTCAGCAGACCCGGTAAGTGAAGCAAATATGCTTGGATTCCGTGCCTTCTCAGCGGCGTAATTCACGTCCGACACCGCGCCAGCAAACTTGCTCAATGCGGATGACGCATCCCGGCCAGCAGCCAGCAGGGTCTTGGCGCTGGATACAGCAGAGGCTGCGATGGAAAGTGCGGAAATTGGATCAATCATGCGTCTGCAAACCTCACTGGGCAAACATAATGCGGCGGCACGCTATACTTGCGATCATACCATTGCGCCTTTGTTATCTTCTCGCTGCCGCAGTTGTAGTAACACGACTTCACCAGAACATTGCCTACACCCTGCACCCATGTGTGTCCGAAACTCACAAAGACCAGCGCGCAGAGCATCACTTTCTCTCAATCAGGCGGTCTATCTTGGCGTCCAAGCC